GATTGTACTCATAGCAGTAGAATTATTACTACTTGCATCTGTTAATGTGTTTACTCTTAATATACTAGCCATTATGCGAGGTCTCCGTGAGTTGTAGATAAAAGTCTAGCACAATCTACTACAGCATTATTTTCATAATGTTGTATCTGTACATCAGTAGTAGCTTGACCTTCAAGACTTTGATGTACTCCATCTCTTCTTGTTGTGTCTTGTCCATTAGCTGTTGCTGAATAATTAATACTAGCCATATTATTAGTAAAGTTATAATCATAATCACCAGTGCCATTATCTGTAAGACTAGCCACATTATGACTATCTTTTATCTGAGCCGTGCTAGTTCCTTGAAATCTAAGCCAAGCCTTCGCTAACCCTTGTTGCAGATTAGTTGTTGTGCTATTGCCTTCACCTACAACGTCTATAGACCCTGCTGTCGTTACACCTGTAAATTTATCTACTTTAAGTTCACTAGCCATTATGCTAAGTCTCCGTGTATAACAGTCATTACAACAGTGTCTCTATTGCTGCCATCATTACTTAGAATATAAACTCCAAAAACTGTTGTTGTTCTAGTTACTCCAATATCTTCATTATGCACAGCACCATGACCACTTGATGTTGTTTCACAACTCCCACTTATTGTGTAAGTAATGTTGGACATCGCATTTGTCATTGTCAAAGTTGTTTTTGCAGTGCCTCCATCTGAAATAGAAGACAGATTGAAACTATCGGTTATTGCTTGAGTGCTTGATTGGTCAACTACACAATGCATTTTTGTCAATGCTTGGACAGTATTCTGTGTAACTGCACCACCATCAGACACATAAGTAGATGTATTACCTATCTTTACATTCGTGCCACCTGACCCTGCTTTATCTACAATGGTATCTACATTTAATTGACTTGTCATACAATACTCCAGTAGCCATTAACAGTAACTGTTGCTGACTGTGTTATAGGACCTGCACTTACACCATTCTCATCACTGTCTATTGTAATGTCTGCACTTATTGTCTGTCCGTTTAATCTAATAATACTGTTGTTACCTTTGAATGGATATCTCGTATCTGACTCTGATTTTGTATAACTATCTGCTACAGAAAAAGTATCATACACAACCATTTCTACAATGTCGTTTAAACTTGCTGCTTGAACTAATACAACTGTTGTACCAGTTGTTGCAGTGTAGTCATCACCCGGCACTAACAACACACCATTTTGATATACATCCATGTACAGACTATCGGTGTAACTTAGTGATAGTGAGTTTGCATCTGATCCACTAAAGCTGGTTTGTCCAGCCGTGGCTTGATATTGAAACCTACTTCTTACACCAAAATTTTCTGAACGACCTATATATGGCATTGGTTACTCCGTTGGTTTCTTTGGATATGTGATGCTTGTGTATAAGCCATCTTTATCCATTTCATCATTATCTAGCGTTTGTTTAGTGATATCTCTGAGAGCTTGTCTATATGTTTTCCACTCCTCACTCATTGTCACATCTGTATTAGCCATCCAATCTGTTTCAGCTAAAAGTAAGTTTCTTTGATCTCTTAATCTATTCATTCTTCTTGTAGATGCTGCGTCCTTCCAAGCCTTCTCTTCAGCATCTCTAAGAGCTTCTTCTTCTGCTGTAAATTGTACTTTTTTACCACCTATATTATGAAATCTTGGCATTATGCAACTCCATAAAGTTTAAATGTACCTGTAGATACGTTACCACTAGCGTAAAAAAATTGCACTCCATCTATAGCAAACTCATCACCCTCATATGAAAATGCACCTGTGTTCATTGCAGTATTAGGACTTAAATCTCTACCAGCAGACATAAAATTTATATTTTTTGTAAAAGTTGATTCACTTGGATTATATATGGTCATCAAAATATTATGACATTCATTGTTACCATTACCCAAAGATTCAGCTAAGTTAACTTGGGCATCACTATTACTGCCTCTATTTGTTATAGAACTGTTGCTATGTATGGTTTGTCTTCTTGAGTATTCATAATTAGCACTTCGTACACTTGATCCTGTACTTAACCTACATCTAAACTCTACGCCATCACTAGCAGGATGAATATTTATACCATGAATCTGATATACTTTATAAGTAGATGTAAATAAACTAGAGCTACCTACAGTTACAGTTGCATCATCACTTACTGTCACTGTTTGTAGTAAGACCAAACCCTGTGTGCCTGTAATAGTTCCTGTAAAAGCAAAAGTATCTGCTAAATTTATTCCGTCAGCTTGTACTTTGGTTAAAGCCATTACTCACTCCTATGCGTATGGACTATCGCCTAATAAACTTGTATCCCAAGCTGCTTTTAACTTTGCAATAGTGTCTGCATCTGTAATTGCTTTTGCAGCAGGTGCATCTCTCAATGCTTTTTTCTTAGTAACACTAGCTGCTTGTGCAGAACTATCTCCAGCTTCTAATGCTTTCATATAGACCACATCTTCTTCTGCTAATAACGGAGTTCTAACTTCTCTAATCTTATCTTGAAAAATCTTTTTAGATTCAGCTAGATCTTCTGTTATTGTTTTACCAGATAATGTCCAAGCATTTCTGAAATGTCTATCTGATGGCATAGTTGCATCTGATGCTGCAATAGTATTACCATCTTTATCTACTATATTTGTTGTTGCCATTTAAGCCACCTCATCTTTCTGTATGGTTAGTTCTTCGTTAATCTTCCAAGCATTTCGCCATACTCTAGTGCTAGGAAGTTGATTCTTTTTGCATATAACCAATCTTGGTTTATTTGCTTTATCATAGTCTCTCCACACATGTTGTGGAATATCTTTCATAATTAAATACTCTATAGCTCTTTCTTCTGTCATTGGCTCAATAGGCTTTGTGTTATGCAATAAGTAACCTCTTGTATGCTTTACAAAATCTGGTTGTGACTCATCTTTCTTTAACTCCCAATATACTTCAACTGGTGGTAATATACCACCTTGCAATGCACAAGCCATCCAATTAGGGTCAGGGTGTGTAATCTTTGCAGGTTCATCAGGTCTTTCTGGATCTTCCCATACAACACAATATTCTGTTCTGTAAGGCTCTAGCTTTTCTTTTGCCCAACACAATCTATCCCAAAGATGTGTGCCTTGAAATTCTGGTGTTTCTATTGTCATGCTAAGTCTCCCCACCAACCAACTCTAATGTGATCTAAATCTTCTGCTGAATTACTGCTTAAAGTACAAGAAAATATTTTTGAACTGCCTGTAAGAATTTGAGTTGAAACACCTGTAATTCCTCTTCCGTTTTGTCCGTCACTGCTTGTCTCTGCACCTCCTGCATAAACATAATTAACGCTATCAAAATCATTGTTTATGGATACTGTGTAAAGACCTGTTCCATTATCAGCTACACTAGATATGTTAAAACTGTCACGCAATGCTATAGTACCAGCACCATTTAAATCCATAAAACATTTACCACAACCTCTAGCTATGTAATCTGTATCAACAGATTTAGCTGTGCTACTTATCTGTCCACTTGTCTGTAATGTATCAAATGCTATTGTTCCGTTTGCCATTATGCAAGGTCTCCAAGTGAAGTCGCAAATACAAATTCATAATCTCTATCAGCACCTGCATCAGGGTCTGTTCCTATTATTTCTAATGAAGCTGCTAATGTAGGTGTATCATTTGATGTACGAGTTGTTCCTGCAATACAATTATTGTTACCTGCACCATCTTGTTTTCCAACAACAACACCTGCGTAATTTGTATTACCCATATTGTTTGTATAATTTATTCCATAATCTCCTGTTCCATCATCATCTGTAGAGCTAACATTAAAGCTATCTCTTACTGTTGCTCCTGATGCAGTTCCATCAAAATTACAAAACATTTTACTCAACCCTTGTTGAATACTAGTCTGATTGCTACCCTCACCTCTAATAGTCATAGAGTTTGCACTTGCACTAACTACAGGTGTTGAGCCAATGGTTATGGTTGTTGCAGTGGACTTACCTGTGATTGTGTCTGTTACGATTGTACTCATGCTAAGTCTCCTGCAATATGTATTGACACCAAATCAGTGTCTCCAGTTCCACTATTAGTACCTGCTGTCCTTAATCTCATGGCAGTTGTGGTGTTTGTTGCACTGTGTTCTAAGTCTATTTTTGCTCCATAGTCTACATCCCCTGCTCCTGCCACTGGTGCATAATTTACATTACCCATTGCAGTAGAAAGTGTTGCTGTGTAATCGCCAGTACCATTGTCAGCTATACTAGCGTAATTAAAACTATCGTCTATAGCTATAGTGCCTGTGCCATCAAATCTAATCCATCCTTTTATTAACCCTTGCTGTAAGTTAGTTGTAGTTGAACCACCTTCTCCAACAACAGTCATTGAACTTGCACTTGATGCACCTTTTAGTTTATCAATAGCTATCTCTGATACACCACCACGAGTTTGTATTGTATCTACTTTGATTGTACTCACGATACCACCAACCTTCCACCACTATTGACAGTCAATGTTACGCTACTATCTATAGTAAGTGTTCCAGTAACTTGTGCATTTTCTGTAGCTAGTATTGTTGTGTTAGCAGTTAAGTTTTGTGCGTTAGTTCTAAATAAACCACCTGCCTTAAAATTACCTT